GACGGTACTGACCTGAGACCCGTCCGCCACCGCAGACGGTACTGACCTTACATATCTATGAAGAAAATCCAACTCTTTGCTGCGCTTACCAAAGTCCATGAAGCCAGGCGTGAGGTGTGGGGACTCGCTACTGCGGAAGTTGTTGATAAGGACGGCGAGATCTTCGATTATTCGTCGTCGAGGCCGTACTTCGAAGCGTGGTCGCAGGAATTTGTCGCAGCCACTTCGGGGCGCAGCCTGGGCAATGTCCGCGAGATGCATCGGTCGAGCGCCGTCGGCAAGGTTGTCGATCTGCAATTTGACGACGATCACAAGACGATCGCTGTCGGAGCGAAGATCGTCGATGACACAGCCTGGCAGAAGTGCGTGGAAGGCGTGTACACCGGATTCTCCATCGGCGGACGCTACGTGAACATCTGGTCCGATGGCGAGTTCCTGCGCTTCACTGCACAGCCGGTCGAGATCAGCGTGGTCGACAATCCCGCAGTGCCAAATGCGCACTTCACCGCGATTAAGACTGACGGCACGACGGAGGTCAGAAAGTTTGCAATGAAGCTTCCACCTACCAGCTGCCAGCCGCCGGCTAAACCAGATCTGCTGGAAGGTCGCCAATGGCCGGACGCTCGACAAACATCTTTTTCGAATGGAGAACCAATGAGAGCAGAAGAGGAAGAGAAACTCGATAAAGCAATTACGCAGTCGGGCAGTTCGCTGGAGAAGATCGCAGCGATTGATCAGAAGCTGGAATCGCTCGAAGCCGGTTTGAAAGAGCTGGCAGACGCATTCCGAAAATTCAGTGAAGGCTTCGCCCGGAACTTTACGCTACCGGAGAGGCGCATCGCGCGCACCAGCGTGACGGTGTCGAAGGAAGATGATCGCAAACATCCCGATGGCCGGACCCCCTCGCAAACGCGAGGGCGTTCAAGGCGACGCCGATGCCGGCTTTCTTGAGGCTATGAAGTCAGCGCACACGCGGCCGGTGCTCGGCGCGTAAGGCACCTAGCAGCACTCAGCACCCAGCACTCAGCATTCAGCAGTGAGCACTCAGCATTCAGCACTCAGCATTCAGCCAGTCACCAGCGCGATGCATTCTGCTTCTCCTCGTTCTCCGCGACTGCTGCTCCTGTTTGTATCCATTCAGGTTCAGGGCTGAATGCTAAGTGCTGATTGCTGAGTGCCGATCGCTGAGTGCTCTCGAATCTTTATCACCGGCGACAGCGCCATAATCCCATTCTCAAAAGGAAACGCCACATGTTCAACGGAGAAGTCACCCAGCGCACGCTCGAGCTCCTGAAGGGGATCGATCTTGCCAAAGCGACCTTCCAGACCTCAACCGGTCTGGTCAACTACGATCTGACGGGCCCGGCGAAGAAGTTGTATCCGGTGCTGTCACCGCTGCGCAACGCGTTGCCGCGCGTGATGGGCAACGGCGATACGGCAACACGATGGAAGGCGATCATGTCGGTGAACTCCGCGAATCTCTCGCCCGGCGTAGGCGAGGGTAAGCGCGGCGGACGCATCACCGCCAACGAACAGGATTTCACCGCAGCCTATGCAGGACTGGGACTCGAAGGCGATGTCACCTTCGAAGCTCTCTACGCTGCCGAGGGCTTTGACGACGCACGCGCGCGCACCGTCGAGTCAGTGCTGCGCGCGGTAATGATCGCCGAAGAACGCATCATCCTCAACGGCAATGCATCGCTCGCGCTGGGCACTCCGGTAGCTCCAACCATTGCTCTGGCTTCGGGTGGCTCGTTGACCGCGCAGGCGACCGTTGTTTATGTGGTGGCGCTGAGTCCCGAAGGCTATCTCAACTCTACCGTGCCGGGTGGGGTTCCCAAATCGGTCGTTCGCACCAACATCGACGGCACGACCGACACTTATGGCGGCGGTTCGTCGAATATCTCAGCGGCATCGAACTCGGTCACTACGACGGGCGGCAACTTGACCATTAACGCGACTTGTCCTGCAGTGAAAGGTGCGGCCGGATACGCGTGGTATGTGGGACCAAACGCAGCCGGAGCCAAGTTGGCGCTGATCAGCAGCGTCAACGCTGCCAGCTTCGCAGCCGATCCGGCGGGCACGCAGACGGCCGCGAGCTGGGGCTCTGATCAGTCTACGAACGCGCTGGTCTTCGATGGCTTCATCGCCCAGGCGCTGAAGACAACCTCGTCTTACTACAAGTCTCTCGATGGCGGATTTCTCACCTCCGACGGCGCAAGCGGGATATTGCAGATTGACGCCGCGCTGCTGGCGCAGTGGGACAACAACCGTCTGTCGCCGACAAAGATGTGGGTGAGTTCGCAAGAGGCTGCCAACATCAACAAGAAGGTGATGGCTGCCACGGGCGTGCCGCTGTTCCGCATCAACATGGACGTGAATGGCAAGCCCGCGGTAATCGGCGGCTCCATGGTCGCGGGGTACTTCAACAAGTTTGCGCCCGGCGGCGGCCAGGTGATTCCAATGGAGATCCATCCGTATCTCACCGCGGGCACGTTGCTGATGCAGACAGAGTATCTGCCATATCCACTCTCGAACGTCAGCAACGTGGCGCAGATCAAGTGCCGGCGCGACTACCACCAGATCGATTGGCCCATCACCAGCCGTACTTATCAGTTCGGTGTGTACGTCGACGAAGTGCTGCAGGTGTTCGCCCCATTCGCATTCTGCGTGTTGGCAAATATCGGCAACGGGTAGAGAAGAGAGCGCGAGAGTCAGAAAGAATCGGGTGATCGGGCCATCGGGTGATCGGGTGAAGTCAGAAGGAATCGGTGATCGGGTGAAGTGAAAACCAGGGTTTTTCAATTTGAACCGGTTCGAGAACTTCTGCTGGCCAAGAGCTGACAGCCGAGAGCCGATTGCCCCCGCAGTTCACTTCACCCGATGGCCCGATCACCCGATTCTCCATTACAAGCTAATTGAGCTCTGTGACTTGCATGGTTTGATCGATGGCGAGGGCGGGATAGCGGATCGGGGAGTCTGCGGGCGCGGCGGCATGACTGCCGGTGATTGTGAAGTTGTTGCCCGCACACTGCACGGAATATGAGTAACCGTCGCGGCTCGCGCGCGACATAGTGATCGCATTGGAAGACGTGAGTTCGTCAAGCGAGGCGCAGCGTCCGTTCTGGGCCGTAAACGTGCGCTCGGATTGCGCAATTTGCAGCAGATCCATGCGTACTCCGGTCAGATTAATTGCCTGAGTAGGCGCTGTGCCGGGATCAGTGGTCGGCATCTCTTTGAAATAGAAGTGGTAAATGCCGAGCATAATGCCGGCAACAATGACGAGACTTGCCAATCCGCGCATGCTCTGATTCTTTCCAATGTGAGCTCGTGGCCGCAAGAACGAAGTGCGGTTTCACGCATTACTGAAGATGTAAGACGAATAGCGACCTGCAAAAGTCAAAACCACAAGCAGAGCGAGCCAAGCATTCACGAAGGATTCTGCTGATTTTTCTTTGTCAGTTTCGTGGTGTCTTCATGTCCTGCATGTCCTTCGTGTTCACCTCGGTTCTTTATGCCTGGTTCCATTGACGATCTCTGTGTTCTCGCCGACGTGAAGGCGTGGCTGAATATCCAGACCAACGCCGAAGATGCGCTGCTGCAGAACCTGATTACACGCGGCTCCGTGCAGATGCTGCGCTGGATGAATCGCGATCACATCATCGCAACCACTTACACGGAAAACCGCGATGGCAACGGCGCGCTGTTCATACTTCCGCGTAACTTTCCACTGATTTCAGTAAGTGCCGTGATGGTGGATGGGGTTGCGATTCCCGCTGCGACGAGTCAGGTGAGCGCTGGATTTGTTCTCGACGCCCGCAAAATCATGCTGCGCGGCGGATCGAGCGCCTTCTATTCGATTGGCCCATACAACAGCCAATATCAATATCGCTTCACGCGTGGATTTCAGAACGTGCAGCTTGTCTATCAGGCGGGATACACGAGTGTGCCTGCCGATCTGCAGCAAGCCGCCATCGAGGGCTTCGCGTATGTCTATCGCCGGCGCAGCCACATCGGCGAAGACGCGAGTTCAGCGAGTGGGCAAGTAACGATCAGCTTTTCGAGAGAAATGTTGCCGCCGAGTGTGGTGGCGACGTTGGCACAGTACACGCGCAGGGCGCTGGCGTGAGGACGGATCGGGTGATCGGGCCATCGGGTGATCGGGTGAAGTAAAAACCAGGCTTTCGGCATTCAGCACTCGGCGTTCGGCCATTAGCTTTCAATTTGAATCGTTTCGAGAACCTCTGCCGGCCAAGAGCTGACAGCCGAGAGCCGATCACCCGATTTGTTTCCTCACTTCACCCGATCACCCGATGACCCGATCACCCGATTCTTAACTCATGAACGTTCCCCGAGAACAAATCTACTCCGCACTCTTCAGCACTCTCCAGAGCGCGCTCGGCTCTCGCTTTGCCACGATCTCGCGGCGTTGGCGGATGCCGGAGCAAGTGTCTCCTGAATCGCGTCCAGCGCTATTTCAAATCCAGACCGGTGAGCGTGCCAAGACGAACGCCAATGGAGAGCCGATCATCTGGATTGCGGCGGTCGATCTCGTGATCTATACCCAAGGTTCGGGAGATGAGCAGACGATTCCGTCGCAAGAGTTGAATACATTGCTCGACGCCGTGGAGGCCGCACTCGCACCTCCCACAAATGCCGACGGCAAACAAACACTGGGCGGACTCGTCTCGCATTGCCGTCTTCAAGGCAGCGCGCGCATCACTGAAAACGTAAACGGCGCAGCTGCGATGGCGGTAGTTCCGGTGGAAATTTTGACGACCGCTTAGAACGAATCGGGTGAGGGGAATCGGGTGATCGGGCCATCGGGTGATCGGGTGAAGTGAAAACCAGGGTTTAGGCACTCAGCACTCGGCTCGACCATGAGCTTTCAATTTGAATCGTTCGAGAACCTCTGCTGGCCAAGAGCTGACAGCCGAGAGCCGATCATCCGATTGTTTTCTGACTTCACCCGATGGCCCGATCACCCGATCATCCGATTCTCAATTCCTTGATGGGCCTGATTGCCCGCGTGAACGCAGCCCAGGCAACACACTGAACAGGAGACCACTATGTTTCATTTTGGCTCTGGCACGCTCTGGGGATATCCCGTCGCTGGGAACCTGGCAGCCAATCCCACGCCGATGAAGTTTGGCACGCTACAAGATGTCAGCTTGGAAATCTCGGGCACCGTCAAAGAGCTCTACGGGCAGAACCAGTTCGCCGAGGCGGTCGCGCGCGGCAAGTGCAAGATCAGCGGCAAGGCGAAATTTGCGCAGATCGTAGGCAAGCACGTGAACGACTTGTTCTTCGGCCAGGCGATGAGTAGCGGACAGAAGCTGACCGCGCTCGACGAAGCACAATCTGTGCCTGCATCTTCGCCTTACACCATTACGGTCACGAACTCGGCGCAGTTTGTTGACGACTGGGGAGTGCGCTACTCCGCGACTGGCCTTCCACTAACAAAGATTGCCGGCGCGCCGGTGCAGGGACAGTATTCCGTCAGTAATGGCGTGTACACGTTTGCCGCAGCGGACGCGAGTGCGTCGGTTCTGATTTCTTACCGGTACACCAGCGCAGCAGGCGTCCAACTCAACGTCCGGCAGCAGCTCATGGGCTTTGCGCCGACGTTCCAGATCCTGCTCAACGAACAATATGCGGGCAAGCAGGCGAACCTGCTCCTCTATTCCTGCGTCGCAGAAAAGCTGAGTTGGGCGACGAAGAATGAAGACTTCTTGGTCCCGGAGTTCGACTTTGAAGCTTTCTCGAATGCCGGTGGA